AACACATTTAACTATCACAGTGGCGACGGCGGAATTTGGCTAAATGCAACTTTCGCCGCAGTATCGGTGCGAACAGGCAGCAATTACTTAAATGGCAACTTGACTAATTTGACCACGACGCAGAGGAATTCTGCCCAAACGTCCGTTGCTATGTACCACAACGGAACTGCAACTGGCAGTCAATTATTTCAAGACAGAGCGAATGCAAAGCACTGGACTGGCGCCGTGCAAGAGTTTGTTATTTATCCCTCCGACCAATCCACCAACAGAACCGGAATTGAACAAAACATCAACGACTACTATTCGATTTACTAATGGCCTACATCATCGTCCGCCCCGAAGGGATTTTGTCCAGCCCGCAGCGAGCGCAGTTCATCACGCGCGAGTTGTACTGCATCACGATTCCGCTGCAATTCCAAACGCCCGACCAAGCCGACGGCACGGTGTTCGGGGTCATCCACCACCCGACCGACGGCAGGGCAGCGTTGCAGGTGGATTTGGATTACGTGATTCCCGTTCATCCGCTGGTCACGTTGGAGCGGCTGGTGTCTTTGTTCCCCGAAATCACCGACGCAGAGCGCATGACGCTGATGCAGGTGATTTTTAGCAGCAAGTCGTTCCCGTTCCGGCACATCGTGCCAAGCACGGTCACGGTCAGGGACGAAGCATTTATGATTGCGGAAGGTTGGTTTCCTGCAGAGCCATGACGGTACTTTCTCCCATCCAACTGCTCGGCTACGTGCTGGCCGGAATGGCCGGGCACTACGACCCCGCCGGTGACATCGACCGCAACGGTGTGATTAACATCGCCGACCTGCTGCAACTTCTTACCATGTTCTGATGGCGAAATCCCAAACCACCCACACCAAGGTGCTGCGCGAAGTCAGCCGGCCGGGCGTTCACGCGAAGACGAAGACGAGCAGAAAGAAGGGCGCGCGGAATTACCGCAAGGCGTACCGCGGGCAGGGGAGGTAGTTGAACTTGCGTACATTAGCGACATGGTAGTCACGCTCAAAAAGCCCCTGAACGATTACGGCTATAATTGGCCGGCATCGACCACCGTAGAAGTGTCAATGAAGTTCTACCGCAAGCTGATTGCGGAGGGATACATCGACCCGCATCCGGAGGATCCCGCGCACCAGCCCGCTCCAAAGGCGAGCAAGGCAAAGGCCGCCCCGGCACCCGCTCCCGAACCCCCATCTGAAATCACCGAAGAATAATGGCACAGACCACTGGCATCCTGAACGCATCCAGCGTTCGCTTTTTCACAGGCACCACCGATGGCACCCACACCGTGGTTGCCAACGTGACCGAGTGCAGCATCTCCCTCACCACCGACGTGCGGGACGTCACCACGAAGACCTCCGCCGGATGGCGCGAAATCCTGCCGGCCATGAAGTCGGCCAGCATCAGCGTGAGCGGTTACTTCGCCGAGGATGCAACCAATGGCTTTAACACATTGGTGGGATACCAAATCGCTGGCACGAAGGTATTTGCCGTGTTTACGAACGTGGGCAGCAGCGCCCTGCCAAACGCAGGCGACCAGGAGTTTGATGTTGCGGGCTACATCACTTCGATGGAGCAGAGCGCCGGATTTGAGGACAACGTCACGTGGTCGCTGACCATGGATTTGACGGGCGCAATTGTACGTGAGACCATCGTTTAATGGACATTCAAATCAACGGCGTCACCTACCCGCTGCGCGCATCTATGGGCGCGTGGCGGAAGTTTGAGCAGGCGACGGGCGTGAAGGTCACCGGAGTGGATGCCGATGACATCACGCGCATCCCTGAGATGGCGTACTACTTCATCGAAAGCGGCTGCAAGGCGGCGGGCATGAAGTTCGAGTTGACAGTGGACGAGTTCCTCGACCTTGTCACCGTGCAGGATGTGCAGGCCATCAGCGAGGCAATCGCCGCGCTGCTTGGCACTGCAAGCGGCCAAAAAAAAAGCGCCGCGATAAAGCGCTGAGTTGGGATGAAATCGAGGCGATGGGGTTGGGCCAACTTGGCCTGACCCCTTCGTCGCTTTACGGCATGACGTTCGCCGAGTTCGGCAACGCGATGCGCGGGCTGCACGAGATTGAGGAACTGCGCCAGCGCGCTGAATGGGAGCGCACCCGGTGGCTCGCCTGCCTGCTGCTAAACCCCCACACCAAGCGCCGCCTCAAGCCGCAAGACCTGGCGGAATTTGAATGGGAGCGCAAGGCCAAAGTGCCCGTCGATGGGCGTGGTATCTTGCGGCAAATTGCTAAAATGAGCCATGGCTAAACTCGGCGACCTCATAGTCAAAATTGGCGCGGATACGCGGCAGTTCAACACGGAGTTAGGCAAGCTCCAGCGCAACATCAAATCCACCGCCGACAACGTCACGGACTTGGGCAAGAACATGTCCATGGCATTGACGCTGCCTGTGGTTGGCCTTGGTGCTGCGGCGGTGAAGGCGGCCATGGATTTGCAGACGATGCAAGTGCAGTTCGTGTCACTCACGGGCGGCGCTGAGCAAGCCGGGCAGATGGTTGACCAGTTGAACAAGTTCGCAGCCGAGACGCCCTACGAAATCGAGGGCATCGCATCGGCGGCGCGGCAGTTGCTTGCGGCCGGTACCGACATCGACCAAGTCAACGGACAGTTGCAGTTTCTCGGCGACATCGCCGCGGCTGCGGGTGTGCCGATTGACGAGATGGCCGGGATCTTCGCAAAGGTTCAAGCCAAGGGCAAGGTTGAGTTGGAAAACCTGAACCAACTGGCCGAGCGCGGCATCCCCATCTTCACCATGCTGTCGGAGGCCACCGGCCTGCTGCCTTCGCAGTTGGGAGGCGGCGCCGTCAGCGTGGAGATGTTCAACGAGACGCTTGCCAGCATGAGCGAGGAGGGCGGGTTCGCGTTCAACGCCATGTACAATTTGAGCCAGACGGCTATGGGCAAGTTCAGCACCGCGATGGATGCGCTGAAGATTGCGGCCGCATCGCTTGGTGTGCAGTTGCTGCCGATGGTCACTGGCATCATCGAGCGGGTGACGGAACTGGCGGAAAAGTTCAGCGACCTTGACGCGCGCACCAAGCGCATCATCATTGTGGTAGGCGGCGTGGTCGCGGCAATCGGCCCGGCAATCCTAGCCTTCGGCTACGCATCCAAAGCGGTAACCGCTATGCAGGGCGCGGCGGCGATTGCCACCAAAGCTATCGGGGCGATGAACGCCGCGATGCTCACCAACCCCGTGACGGCTATCGCCCTCGCGGTGGCTGCGGCGGTTGCGCTCATCATTGCGAATTGGGACGAGATTGTGGCCTACTTCACCACAGGCGAAGGCGTGGGCGTGTTAGATAGTTTGAGGGGCGCGTTTGAGCAGGGCATGGAGGCGGTGAAGGCGGTGTGGGCTGCGGCGGTCGGTTTCCTGCAAGCGTTTTGGGATAGGTTCGGCGGGGCCATTATGCAGACGATTGCCGTAAGCATGGACGTTGTCATGCAAATCTTGGGAAGCGCGTTCAATGTCATCGAGGGCATCCTCGCGACGTTCACCGCGCTGTTCAAGGGCGACTGGCGCAAGTTCCTTTCCGGCCTTGTGGACGTGGCTGCAAGCATGTGGCAGTTAATTACCAACACCATCATCGGTGCGCTCCGCAAGATTGCACACGGCGTCGACCTCGTGCTCAACGCCCTTGGCATTGACAGCAGCATCGAGGGCTGGCTTGGCGGCATTCAAGACGACGTCAACGCGTTCTTTGACAGCATCAAGACGGGAGCGAAGGAGTCAGCGGACAGCATGAACGGCCTTGGCTCCGCGCTCAAGCAGCCGCTGAAAATCGGCAAGGTCAACACGCCCACCACCGGCGGCGGGGATGGCAGGGCGCAGAACGCCGGGGCCATCACAGCGGCAGCGGGCGAGTTTGGCACCACCATGGATGAGGTGCTGACCGACTTGCAAACGGAAAGCCAGCGCATCGCCGAATGGCAGGCGGGCCTTGCGGACAACATCGTGCTGGACGAAATCGAAATGATTGACGACGTGGTCGATGACCTCGACTTTGACCAAGTCATGTTCGACAAGTTCCTGAAGATTAAAGCAGCGCAACAGCAGTGGGGCGAGAACCTGAAGCAAATCATTGCGGACATCGCAGCTACGGCGCAGCAACTTGGCGCGCAGTTCGGCACCGCGTTCGGGCAAATCTTGACGGGATCCGAGGAAGGCAAGGAGGCAATGAAAGCCTTTGCATCATCGGCCGTTGACGCGGCGTTCAACGCAGCCACGGCGCTGGCCATTCAGGCCGCAGCGCAGACGTCCACCGCGGCCGGGCCGGGTGCAGCCATCGTCCTGCCTGCGCTCATCACGGCGGGCATGGCGCTCATGCGCGAGGTGTTCGGCAGCATTACCGGTTTTGCGGACGGCGGCATCGTCAGTGGCCCCACGATGGGCCTTGTGGGCGAGTACCCCGGCGCGCGCACCAACCCTGAGGTCATTGCGCCGCTTGATAAGTTGCGGTCGCTCATCGGTGGGGCGGGCGGCAACGTCGTAGTCAGCGGGCGCATCAGCGGGCGTGACATCCTAATTTCCAACCAGCGCACCGGGCGCGACGCAAACAGATACAGGTAATGGCCATCCGCTACACGTCGCAGTTCCGCGACCTCCAAAACACGCTGTTCACCGTCAACATCTTTGACCAGGACTACGGCGGCACATCGCCGTTCGAGTTCGTGTTGGGCGACTACGGTTTCCGCTTGGACTTCGAGGGGGACGACCGTTTCAGCCCCATCATCCCAAGCACGGTGACGCTGCCGATGATCCTGCAAAACAACAACGACGCCGCCCTGCTTTTCAACCTTGCCGCCGCCTACGAGGGGCGGTACTTCCTCGAGATACGCACCGGCGGCACCACCATCAGCAACGGCCTGCTGTACTGGCGCGGCATCATCCTGCCCGAGTTCATCGACGTCATTGACGAGGCGTACCCGCAGCAGGTGGAAATCGTGGCGACCGACGACCTGGCGAACCTGCGCAACGTCGACTACCTGCAATCGCCCGAAGGCACGGGCTACGCCCTTGTGACGGGCCACCTCACCAACGCCATCAACGCGCTGCGCACGTGGTCGATTACGGCGGACACCGAGCGGTTCCGCATCATCGACGACCTCGAGTGTTTCCGGCCATCCAACAGCACGTGGATTTCGTTCCTGCGCACTCAGCTGAACTTCGCGACGTTCAAAGACGCGGAGGCCGAACCTGCGGAATACTGGAGTTGCTACGAGGTGCTTGAGGAGGTGTGCCTTGCGTTCGGGCTGCGGCTGTTTTGGAAGCCGACCTTCGACACCGACCTCACATCCGGCTTTGTCTTTGACGCATGGGCGTTGCACTGGTACGAGGATACCTTCTCGGGCTACAACTACAACAGCGGTGCATCGCAGATTGGCGCCTTCAGCCAGGCCCGCACGCAGTTCGCCCTTGACAGCACCGGCATCAACCGCCTGCGCGGATGGCGGCATGGCTACCTGCCTGCGCTTAAGGAGGTGCGGCGGTCGTTCGACTACTTGCAGGCATCGCCGTTCGCCATCGACCACGTGTACGCGGAGGTTGGCAGCGCAACCAACCACTTCGACGGCACGCCGGTAAATTTCAACCCGGCGGCCCTGGTGCATTACACCTCCGGCACCGCGCTGTCGCTGCGCATGCGCATCAACCTCAAGCACGATGCGGATTCCGTGACCGCGCTCGGCGTGCGTGTGCAGTACCTCATCAAAGTTCGAATTGGGCAATACTACGCCAAGCGCCTGCGGCAATTTGCCACCAACCCGATACCCTTTGCCACCTCGCTCGGCAACGATTTGATTGCGTCATTCACCTACGGGGAAACGGAGTGGACAACGGACAGCAACGACGGGATCTACTTCATATCGCCGGGCGTCGACCTCACCATCGAGGAAAGCCTCACGTTCGACTTTGCCATCGACATGCCCGGCTTGCCGGCGGATTTGAATAGCGAAAACTTCGCGTTCAGCATCTTGAGCGGCTACCGAGATGACGCGGGCGGGAGTTACACGACCTACAATCCAACCGAACACAGCGCGTCGGGGGTGACCATCTACCCGACCGCCATCTACGAGATGCAAGGCAGCACCATCGTGTTCAAGGCGACCAACGACAACACCACGTCGCGCCTCAAGGTAGACCTGCCCGAAGCAAAAATCAGCGACCGCGTCGGCACCCGCGGCGGCGGGATCTTCGCCCTGCCATCGGGCGGTGCGGCGTCCGACCGCTTCCAACCGACCAAGTTCAGGTACAACTACAACACGGGATTTGAAAGCAACCTGCACGCACTGGTGTGCAGGGAGTGGCTGCTCGGCCAAGCGTCCAACCTCCGCCGGATGTCCGGCACCATCTACGACAGCCGGCCGCAAGGCACAGGCGAGTGCCTCACGCCATTCGACACCTACACGCACGGCGGCAACAACTACGCGGCCATCACACTGTCCTACACGGCGGGCATCAATCAATACGACGTGGAACTGGTGCAGCTCGCGCGGGCATCGTCCGGCGTGACCGTCCCCGCCGCGCAGTTCGAGGACTACATCCCGCCGCTCCCCGTCGCGCCGTCCGGCACCATCGCGTCTCTGACTTCCACCGAGGCGCAGGTGGCGGTGAACGCCGGAACCATCGACAGCGTCATTCCCCTGCGCAACGGCATTGTGTCCCTGGTGGCTGACCAGGACAACTTCGTGAGCGTCGGCGATGACGAGTTCGAGGTCAACGTCGGGGCGGTCAAAATCTTGGAGGCCGACGACGTGTCAGCGCGGTTCAACGTGCCGGTGACTTTGGATTTGCAGCTCGGAAACTTTACAATTGAATCAGCCGGGCAAGCTGACCCGTTGTACATTGATAACACTTCGGCCGTTTATGCGGTGGAGATTCTAATTGAAAGCTTCGCCGACGACACCGGCGGGCGGTTAGCACTGCGGGAAGCTCGCAACAACGGCACGGCGGAAATCGGACTCAAGGCGCCCAATTCGCTGACCACATCCACCACCTACACCTTGCCATCGGCGGACGGCACGTCGGGTCAACTGCTGCGCACCAACGGGTCGGGCACGCTGTCGTGGGTGAGCGAGGGGCCGTACTTCACCCCCATTGACGAAATTCAAACGAGCGGCTACACCCTCGTAGCAGGCGATGCGGGGAGGTACAAGCGGCCGCTGTGGAACACCACCCAAAGCTTCACAATTAACACCGGCACGTTCAGCGTTGGGCAGGAGTTTGAAATCGAGCAGGGTGGAACGGGAACGGTGAACATCGTCGCGGGGTCGGGTGTGACGCTATTGTGCGCAGGGAGCTTTCTGACCAACCTTGCCGAGCAGTATGCCCGCGCGCGCGTTAAGTGCATAGCGTCAAACACTTACCACGTCCACGGCCATTTGGAATTGATTTAAGCGTCAGGCGGTAAATTGCAGCCCATGACACCGGAAGTTATCGGCATCGCCATTACTGTGGGCCTCGCCATCATCGGCACGTGGGTGAAGTTGAACGCGGACATTGCGCGGATGAACGCGCGCATTCACTCGCTCGAAAAGAACGAAGTGGAAGTGAAGACCCTGCTCAAGGAGATGGCGGAGGCCATCCGCCGAATCGAGTTACATCTCGCCAAGCACCAGCCATGAAGTGGTTCAACTACGCGGAGTTTGATTCGCCTGACAAGCCAGGCAGCGGAGAGGCGCACATGGATGCGGACTTCCTGCAGATGCTTGACCGCGCCCGCGGCCTCGCCGGGGTCCCGTTCAAAATCAACAGCGGCTACCGCACCGCGGCGCACAACAAGAAAGTGGGCGGGGTTCGGGCAAGCGCACACACCTTGGGCCTTGCGGCGGACATTCACTGCACGGATTCGCGCAACCGGTGCCACATCGTCAGCGCCTTGATGGAGGCCGGGTTCAACCGCATCGGCATTTCATCGACGTTCATCCACGTGGACAACGACCCTTCCAAACCGGAGGATGTAATTTGGTTATATTAAACTCTATACAATGTGGGATTTTTTAATCGCAAACTGGGCCGAAATCGTACTGGCACTGATCACGCTGCTCGGGACGATAACCGCCCTGACGGAAAGCACGACAGACGACAAGTGGGTGGACGTGGTGCGGAAGGTCATCACGGCAGTGGTGATGGGCAAGCCGAAATGAACCCGCTGCTTGGGCAGTTGACCAAGCTGCTCGGCTCGTTCGACCTGACCGAAGCGTTCAAGACCAAGGGCGACCTGAAGCGGTGGTCAGCGAAGCGGACGGTGGGCGGCCTGATTGCCACCACCGCCTGCGCCGACATCGTCACTCACGGCATCAGTTGGCCAGCGGTTGCACTTTGTGCGGTGGCCATTGTGCCGCTGTGTATCTCGGTGGCGAATGACTAACTTCGGCCCGGTTTTTCGCATGTAGTTCAACGTATTTGTTATTTGGCGATGGGGGGCTCCAACGGGGGTTCCCCATTTTTTTTTGTCCGAAGTATTGCACAAAGGACAAACTGCACTATGTTTGCGACAACAAAGAACAAATGAAGGACAACACATCCGAACTGCGGGCGCTCGCCGCTCGCTACAAGATGAACGGCGCGCACTTCCACAAGGACGGCCGCGGGTTCATCATCGTGACCCGCGCGGGCATAGAGCACATCTGCCGGGTGGCAAAAGTCAAGGTCACCTACACGCCCATTTACGCATGGAGCGACGCTGAGAAGGCACGCTACGTGATCCAAGCGGACGCTGTGGATGCATCCGGCAACACAGTGACCACCTTCGGCGAGGCCAGCGCTCAGAACAACCGCAACCCCTACCCGGTGGCCATGGCCGAAAAGCGGGCGATGTCGCGGGCGGTGCTGAAGCTGACTGGATTTTACGAATTGGACGCCAAGGGCGAAGACGAAATGGACAACACAAATACCCAAACTAAATGACCAAGTACCAACAACTCATTGATGTCATCGGCATCATGGGCGTGCATCAGGACGACATCCTGTCCATGTACGTCACCAAGGGCTACAACGCCCAAATTATGTGCAACCTGTGGCTGCGCACCGGCGCATCATCCGACCTCGTGCAATCCAAATACGAGTTCAAAACGACCTCGCTGCCAACGGGAACGGAGTACCTCCGCGCCGAGTTCACGGCCTACCACATCGACGGCACCCAATTTGAAATGCAAATCTGTTTAAACCAATGAAAGACGAATTCAAACCCGGCGACCGCGTAGAAGTGCGCGATTACGAAAACACGGAATGGTGGCCAAGAATTTTCGTGGCCAAAGTGGACTTCCCGCACCCGTACGTCGTGCGCGAAGAAGGCAAGGACTGGGGCATGACATTCGCCCAATGCCGGCACGAAATCATTGATGACGCTGAAATGGCAAGACAAGAAAAAATCGCAGAACTCGAACAACAACTCGCACAACTCAAAAACAAATGAAAGACCAAATCAAAGAGGCGCTCGCGTGGGCGCTAATCGTCGCAGCGTTCGGCATGTCGCTGTGGTCACTAATCCCGGAAAGCGAACCAATGGAGCCGGGCGTGCTCGTGTACCCCTACCAAGGCCAGGACTACGTGGTGGCCTACGGCGCCCACGGCGTGGCCATCGTCCCCCACTGGCCTGTCGAGGTCGAAGTCATGGAGCCATGAAGCGGGACTACCTATCGGTGACTGCGCTCAAGCAGTTCGCCAAATCGCCCAACCACTACCTCGCATACGTCACCGACACGGGCCGCAAGCAATCGCCGGCGATGCAGTTGGGGGAGATGATACACTGCGCCATCCTCGAACCGCTGGCGTTCCCGAAACGCTACAAGCACGTGCCGCTCGACATCGACCGCCGAACCAATGCAGGCAAGGCGGCCTACAACGAACTGGTGGCGGAGGCAAATGCAGGCGAGCGCAAGCTCGTCACGTTTGAGCACTACGAGCAGGCCAGCCAAATCGCCGCGGCGGTGCGAGATTGCACCAACGAGCATGTTCTCGGCCTGTACCACTGTGAAGTCGAGTTCAACGCCGAGTGCGACATGCGCGGGGTGCTGTTCCGCGGCCGCATCGACGCGGCAAACGACCGCACGGTGTACGACGTGAAGACCACCAGCGACGCATCCCCGGAGGCGTTCACGCGGGACGCGGCCAAGTTCGATTACCACCTGCAAGCGGCGGCGTACCTGCGCCTGACGGGTCGCAAGGAGTTCAAGTGGATTGTGGTCGAAACCGGCGAACCGTTCAACGTGGCGGTGTACACGCCGCACCCGCATTCGCTCGACATGGCCGCGGCCTACCTCGACGACCTCATCGAATCATGGAAGGAATGGGACGGCGAGCCACACGCGTACCCCGAGGCAACCATCGAACTACCGCCGTGGCACCCGGCCATGCGCACCACACGTCAAATCGAGTGGCTATGAAGCAGCACTCACCTTGGCCATGGACATACGACGCAATCGAACCGGCCATACGCGATGCCAATGGCAACGTAATTGCCGACTTGCAGATGTTCACGCAGCAAAACGAGGAAATGCCGTGCGATTTGAACGGGCATCTGATGGCGGCGGCGCCATTGCTGCGAAGCACGTTGCGGACGTTCATCACTGCCAAAACGCTCGAGGAGTTACGGGATGCAAGGCGCTTTGCAAACAAGGCGCTGCGCGAAGCACAAGGCTGGCGCGATGACGATGAGTGACCTGGCCTTGGCGTTTATCGCCGGAGGCGCAGCCCTGATGTACGTCGGGGTAGCATACGAACAGTGGAAAATCAAATACAACCAAAAAAAAAAGCGAGATGAAGGTGATTATTAAAGGCCGGCTCACAGACGTGGGGGAGCCGCAGAACTTCGGGAGCGGTGGCTTCCGCAAGCAGCAGGTGGTGGTGACCACCGAGGACAAGTACGACAACGAGATGCCCATTACGCTCGTGAAGGACGCATGCGGAGAGATGGACGCGCACATCGGCGCACTGGTGGAGGTGAGGTGCTACTTGGGCGCCCGCAAGTGGCAAGACCGCTACTTCATCGAACTGAAGTACGCCGGCCACGACGTCAAGGAAAGCGCACCCGGCACGCATACGAGCGACGCACGCCCTCCGGGGTTCATCCCGCAGCCCGATGGCTTGGATATTCCATTCTGATTCACAACCAAAACCCAAATAACAATGGTACAACAACTGTTCAACGGCTACGAACCAAACCGCGTTTACAAGACGGACAACTACAAGATGTTTTCGATGCTTGCAGAAAATAGAAATGTTTCAATTGAAAAGGTTCGTCAATTAGAGATATTGATAAAAATGCATGGTCAGCAAGCACCTATCTCCGTAAACGAAAAGATGGAAATAATTGATGGACAACATAGGTTTTTGGCTTGCGAAAACTTAGGCACAACCGTGGAGTTTATGATTAGGCCGGGCGCTACTGCACAAAGCGCGTTATACCACAACCAAGGCGGTAATAATTGGAAGCTGAAAGACCACATTCATTACTACGCAAAAACGGGAAACGAGCATTACAAAATACTGCTTGACTGGATTGAGAAAAATCCAGACATATCGGCACAGTCCATTGCGTCAATTCTTCGTGGAAGTTTAGAGAACAGGTGGATGTATTTAGCGAAAAGCGGAGAATTAACATCCAATCACAAGTTGAAAGAATTAAAAGGAAATTACCCAATTGGTTCAGACGTACAAGTGGGGCTGTTTAAGATTGCGGACATCCACGGCGCGCGTCGCAGGCTTTACTGCATCAGGGCGGTTCTTGATGCGTTGCCTGATGGAAAGGTGGCAAAAGGAAAGGTCGTGTCGGCTTTAATCAAAATCATGAGAATTGAACAGTTCAAACATGACCAACTTGTGTTTCAAATCAAATCGTACCCAACAAAAATTCACCCGGTCACGAGCACAGACGATTGCGTAAAAATGTTTGATGAGTTGTACAACTACAAGAGGCGCAATGACAAACGCGTAACGCTGTACGAATATGATTCAAGGAGGAAATAACGTAACCAATCCGCCCATGGTCACGTACACCGTGGTGCTGACGGAACACAACGCCCGTCTCAGTTGGACAGATGATGAATACCATTTTAAGCTTTATCTCAATGAAATCCGCACGCGCCAGGTTCCTCATACCGTCGAAATTCAGGTTAAACCCAGCGACCCAAATCGTGAAGCAAGCATTCGGAAGCGTTACGCTTGCAAGTGAATGCATGGGCGTGTCACGCTCCACGCTGCACCGCTGGCTGAACGACGAGCCGGAAGAGTTGATGCGCTACGCGTACATGTTCGACCAGGTCGGCCACGTAGATCCCGCGACGCTGATGCACGCGGTGCAGATGCGACGGCTCGAAATTGACGGGGCGGAGTGCTGAATTGACCACACGGAAAGAGGGGCTACGGCCCCTTTTTTTGTTACACGCACCACTTGACAATCTAAATAACCGCGTTAACTTGCACACATGAAAGGACCAAAGAAAACCGCCCTTGTGGGCGTCCGGTTAACTCCCGAAGAATACAGCCGCTTGGTGTTTGCCGCAAAAATTAGCGGGAAGAAACCAAGCACCATCGCCTACGACATCCTATCTGCGAACCTCAAATGAGCGACGGTATTTGGATCCCGGCCGAAATATGGGCGCTGGACTTGCCGCCATTGCATCGGGTGTTCTTGGCTCGCCTCCAGTGCTTAGGCACGGCAGAGGGCGGCGCATGGGCGGGGGACGATTTCCTCGCTCAATCGCTTGGATGCACCCCGCAGCACGTGCGCAAGATGCGCGGTCAATTGGAGGCATCCGGCCACATTGTTACCGATGGGTACGGCCACAAACGACGTATGTCGGTGGAAGTTGCGCCTGTAGTTGCAAAAGTTGCGCCTGTAGGAACAAGCAACCACAGGAACAAGCAACCACAGTTGCAAGAGTTGCAACCACAGTTGCAAGAGTTGCAACCACAGTTGCGCCAAGAAGCAACCACAGTTGCGGAGAGTAAAGAAGTAGTTATAGAGATAAGTAAAGAAGTAGTAAAGAGTAGGCGTGAGCCAAAAAAAAATCAGGATCCCGTTTTGATGCCATTCGAGGGGGAGCGATTTGCAGAGGTGTGGGCTACATGGAAGGGCTACAAGAAGGACGAGAAGCGGTTCAGCTACAAGAGCCGAGTGAGCGAACAAGAAGCACTATCAAAACTCCAAAAACTATCAAACGACAATGAGCAACGAGCAGTTGAAATCATCCAGCAGTCCATCGCGAACGGGTGGTCAGGATTTTTCGCGTTACGAGATGGCGGCAGTACCCGCGCGTCCCGAACAGTGGACGCCGCAAGTACACTTGAGTGGCTTAAATCGCCCCGGCGGACTGGCGGCTATCGCTGACCCGCTGAAGGCGTTCCGTGAGGGGCTACCCATTTGCCAAGCGGTGAGCGTGGACATGGAGCAGACGCGGTTTTTTCTTTTCACGCAACTGTTCAACCTGTGGCGGTCGGTTCGGGTCGGTGATGCCCGCACGTGGGAGAACGAGCAGGACATCCAAATTGTGGTGGAGGACATCATCGACGACTTCCCCTCGTTGAAGTTGGAGGAGATTGCGCTCTGCTTCAAGGCCATCCGCAAAGGTGAGGTGAACATCTACGGCCGGCTGGACACGCCGACGCTGCTGTCGGCGATTCGCGACTACGAAGACAAGCACACGGTGACGTTCCGCGAGAACCACCACCGGGCGCAGGTGCAGGCGAGGGCTTTGGAGTACGCAGGCCACGGCCGGGGGCTGTCGGTGCGCGACGCGCTCGCCGCCGTGGTGAGGGAGATGCCACGACAGCAGAAGACCATCGAAGAGTTGGGCGGGAGCATCAACTTGACGGAGCAGGAGATGTTGGAAATCGACCGCCATTCAGCGCAAGCGCAATGACCCAGCTGAACTTATTTCAGGACACGCTGTACCGCTTCCGAGTAGCCATCCCCGGCGGTTCGGTGACTTGCGCTTGCAAGTGCGCCGCAGAGCGGTTCACAGGCACGGTAACCGTCGAAAGCCATACCCGCCCGGACTGGTACGACACCCCGCAGTGCGGATGCATGGCAGGGTTTAATTTGAACAAATACCAAGCGCAATGAAAGCCCACAACTACGAACCAACCAAGCGGGCGGGCACGCCGATGACCCATCAGCCAAGCGCGCACTACTTCGAAGAGCCAGCGCTCACGTGGGAGAAGGCCACGGAACTGATCCAGCAGGCGCAAGCCCTGCGCGAGTACGTGGCGGAGGGGAAGATTGAGCACTTTGCCGCCGAGCATTACAGCCACAAGACCTACCGCCGCATCGTGGCCACGCTCGACAAAGGCACGGCGATGCGCATCATCACCGAGGCGGAGAAGATGGAGGAGCAGGCGGCGGACATGCGGGCTTACCTCGAGTGGTTGGCACCCAAGCGTTACCCATGCAGTGCGCATGCGGACGAACCGGGCGAGGTGCAGCGTTCATAACTTCACGTCATGGCGTACATACCGCGCAAGGCCCGGCGCTCGCCGTGGGTGAAGGAGAAGACACCGTTCGAGGGCGTGCAGCAGGATCCCCGTTATTGGACGCGAACATGGAAGCGAGCGAGGGAGGCACACATGCGGGCGCACCCGTCGTGCCAGTCGTGCGGGCATCTCGGCACACTGGTTGACCACATCGTCGCAGTGCGTGATGGCGGCGAGTTCTACGACGTGGACAACTGGCAAACGCTTTGCATGACGTGCCATGGCAAGAAGACCGCCGCGGAAACTCGAGCGCGAGGGGATAGGGGGTCTGCAAAATAACCCAAGAGGCCGGACCAT